GCCTTCAGCTCCTGATGCTGGCGTTGCAGCTCCTGCAGTTCCGCCAGGAGCGCCGACGCCGACACCTTCTCGTCGGGCGTCCCCTTGGGCGCGTCGGGCAGCTCCTTGAACGCCGCCGCTGCGGACCGGGCCTCACGGCCGGCCGACAGGCGCGCGGCCTCGGCGGCCTCGATCATCTCCTCGGCCTTCGCCAGCTCCTCGCCGAGGCCCGCCACCCGGATCATCAGCGTGCGGCGCTCCGCCGGCGGCATGCCGCTGAACGCCAGGGGATCCAGCAGGTCCGGTGGACGGATCGTGTCGAGGAAGGACTGCGGGGATCCGATGACCTCGTCGCCGCGCTTCACGGTCAGGGTCGTGCCCTTCTCCGTGAACGTGCGCCGCACCACGAGCCCGTCGCCCAGGTCCAGCTCCGTCCAGCCCTTGTCCTGCCCCTGGCGCAGCGGCTCCGCGACCTTCTGGGCCGCGGCGCGGTACTCCAGGAGCAGCTCGATCGCCCGCAGCAGGGACGACTTGCCCTGCCCGTTGCGGCCGGCGATGATGGTCACGCCGGACGCCGCCGGCTCCAGCTCGACGTGCTCCACCGCGAGCACGTTCTGCACGCGGAGGCTGTGGATTCGATGCTGCTCACTCATGGTTCCGCTCCTCCTGAAGAAGTTCGATATTGACCCTCTCGCATTCCGCCAAGAACTGATCCCGAGCCGCGATGATGCGTTTGGCTTTGTCCCGCGGGATGCGCTCGATGATGTCGCCTCCGACATGGGCAATGTCCACACTCCCGTCCCCGTACTCGCCGAAGATGAACCAATCGGCAAATACTCCGGACTGGTGCTCTTGGATGTACTTCCAGCGGTAGGGCAAGCGTATAGCGTTCAATGCTTTACCCCTTCACGCACACGACTTGCTTGAGCACCGTCGCCGGCTCGACAAGGTCCACCTGCGCGGCCATGACCGCGTCGATGTCCTTGTACGCGCGCGGGGACTCGTCGAGGACGGTTTCGTCCTTTCGGCAGTGCACGCCGTGCGTGTCGGCGGCGTGCTGCTCCTTGGTGATCGTGCGCCGCGCCGCCGTCCGGGACATGACCCGGCCGGCGCCGTGGGAGCACGAATGGAAGGACTCAGGATTCCCGAGCCCGCGAACGATGAAGGACTTCGCGCCCATCGAGCCGGGGATGATGCCCAGGTCGCCCTCGCGAGCGCGGACCGCGCCCTTGCGCGTGACGATCACGTTCTCCCCGAAGTGGTTCTCGATCGCGGCGTAGTTGTGGTGGCAGTGGATCAGGTCAGCCGCGCGCGGCGCCCGGTCCTCGCCCAGCGTCGCGTTGATCGCGCGCAGCGCCTGCCGCATCATCAGCAGGCGGTTCTCCCACGCGTAACGCTGGCACCAGTCGAGCGCGAACAGGTAGTCGTCGTACGCCTTCTCGCCGCGCGGGAAGAACGACAGGTCCTTGTTCGGGAGCTTCGAGTGCCACGCCGCGCACTTCTCCTGAGCGCGCGCGATGAAGTAGCGCGCGATCCGGTTCCCGATGCCGCGCGAGCCGGAGTGCAGCATCAGCCACACCGTATCGGTCCCGCGCTCCAGGCAGACTTCGATGAAGTGATTCCCGCCGCCCAGCGTGCCGAGCATGTTCCACGCGTGCGTGTGGGGCCTCGTGCGTCCTTGGGCGAATACGCCCCGATCGCGCTCCATCAGCTCATTGAGACCGGCGCGGAACTCGCGGTCGTAGACCTCCTTTACCTCTTCCAGCGGGCGCAGCTTCCATCCGCCTTCGTCCGTGTCGATGCGGCCGTGGTCCGAGCGCCCGTGCGGAACGGCCACCTCGATCGCCGCGCGCAAGCGGTCTAGCCACCCGACGATCTCCGGCGCGCGCCAGCCCGTCGGGATCGCGAGCATGCCGCACCCGATGTCCACCCCGACCGCTGCCGGGATGACGGCGTTCTTCGTCGCGATGACGGAGCCCACGGTGGCACCGAGCCCCCAGTGGGCGTCCGGCATCAGCGCGACGTGCTTGTGGATGAACGGGAGCCCCGCGATGTCGAGGGCCTGGGCCAGGGTCGCGTCGTCCATCGGAACCGCGCCGTTGCCGTCCCAGACCTTGACCGGCCGAGGGCTCGTGGAGAAAACCCTCACGACCGCACCTCCAGGTGCTTGGACAGCTCCACCATCTTGTCGAGGCTCAGGTGCGGGCCGAAGATCGCGTGCCCGTCGTACGTGAACTGCTCCCGCGCCTCGTGCTCCTCGGCAGTGAGGACCGCCTTGAGTGCTGTCTGCACGATCTCGGCGTCCGTCATGTACCGGGACAAGCGCCACTTGCGGGACGTCCAGCTCCCATCGACGCCGTCTCTCGTGGGATCGATCGCGTTGAATCGGACCTGGAGCCACACGGACGAAGGGCCATCGGTACCGACGACGAAGAGCCAGTTCTTGTACCGAACCCGGGTGAGAAGAGCGGCGGCCCGCTCGCGGAGGCTCATTTCTTCTGCCTCCCGCGTCCGAACAGCCCGCGGATCGCGCCGACCGCGCGCTGCAGGATCCCCTGCTGCTCCTGGCGCGGCGCGGCCTTCCCGCCCCGCAGCTCTTCCAGCTTGGCCTCGATGGCCTCGGCACGCTGCCGGGCCCGGAAGCCGCGCTTCGCGCCGCGCTCGTGCATACGCTCCAGGCGCTTCAGCACACGGCGCTGCTTCCGGTTGAACCCGGCGAAGGGGCCCTTCACGTACCGGCCCCCCGTCTTCAGGTACTCCGTGACCAGCTTGTCGTTGGCCTTCGTCTCGTCCCAGCTCATCGGGTCTCCCCCTCCTCTTCGCGCAGGAGCTTGCCGCCGCTTTCCAGCCAGTCTTCCCAATCCTGGTGCGGCGGCCCCAGGCGGTGCGTGTGACCGTAGCGCAGGGACTTCACAAGCAGGTCCCCTGCGTGATCCGGGAACGCGTAGGGATCGCGGGTCTTCCTGATGCTCAGGACCACGGCGATCGGTTCCCCCTTCTCGTTCAGCACCTTGTCGCCCGCCTTCGGGCGGTTGGCTGCGTAGTTGCTCGCGTCGATGATCATCCTCGTGGCTCCTTCGAGGTGCGGAGGTGGAGGGAACCCAAGCCCCCGTGCTCGGGCCCCTCCATCCCGGGTGCCCCTGCTACCCGGCCTCCGACTTGACAATCCTACTGCCGAAGCAGGAGGGTTGTCAACTTGGTGCTTCGAGGTGCCTCGGCTCGAAGCTGCCCACCCCGATCGGGTATACGCTCTACGATGCAAGTAGCCGGTGGGCCCCGCCCCTTCAACCGGTAGCTGCACTTCCCGTGCCAATCTACTAGCTTAGCCCTGATTAGTGGTTCCTTGACAACCAGTGGCAGCTCGCCGTTGCAAATTGCGAACGCTTCGGCATTATGCGAACGGCTTCTGCTCATCGTCGGGTGCGTCCATCACAGTTTCCCACTCGTAGGGTCCGCCGTAATGCTCGTCCCAGTGCTCGCGGCACTTCTTCAGAGGCGGAATCACGTAGGCCCACGGGCGTGCGTAGGTCTGGTCCGTCCCGCCGATGGACAACGTCAGCGGCTCGGGCTGCTGCTTGCGAGTTGGTCCGCCGGGGATCGCTTTCTTCAGCAGCTGTCCGACCGCCGTGGAGTTGCCGCGCCGCGTGCTGGAGATGCCCCAGCCGCGGAGGTAATTAGCGTAGTCCAGCGCCAGTTCCTCGACGTGCACCAGGGGCCTCCAGCCTCCGTGCTTCGGCAGAACCGTGCCGTCCTGCAGTTTCGAGTACCACCAGCGTTCGACGGGCTTCATCGTATGGAGCTTCTGTTCCCGGAGGGCATCCGTCTTCGGCACGTCGCGCACGTTGAACTTCGAGATGTCCAGGTTAAGCAGCAGGTACAGGAGCGCCTCCCGTCCGCCGTTGTCCATCTGCTTGCGGATCGCCTCGAAGTATGTGGTGTCCTGCTTATGGTTGGAGGAGACGCGCAGTACGAAGAAGCGCCGCTCCTCCAGGGCCGCGGGGATCACGTGGTCGTCGTTGGACGCCATCAGGATGTGCAGGCAGTTGGGCGCCACCTCGGAGTCCACGCCCTTCGGCTCGACCATGATCGTGGGCTCCGTGACGTATGCCTTGAGCGTCGAGATGTGCCGCGGGTCCCCGGCGAAGAACGCCTCGTCAGGGAAGAGCACCGCGCAATCCCGCAGGTGCGCGTTGAACTGCCCGGTGAAGTGATGCGAGCTGGACACGTGCACGAAGTGATGGCCCCACAGCGTGCCGAACTGGAGGATGGCCGTGCCCTTGCCGGTCCCCTGCTCGCCCTGCAGCACCACCGCGACGTGCCCGGGCTCGTACGGAATCTGCACCGCGCGAGCCATCCACCCGAGCAGGTATTCGTAGTGCTCTTGGTTGCCACTGCAGATCGTGTTTCGTAGCAGATCGAGGTACAAGTCGCAGTCGCCCTGGACCGCGGAGCAGTTGAACCCGCGCCACAGGTTGTACGCGTTGCCCTTCACCTTGCGCCCAGGGGCGAAGACGATCGTGTCGTACTGCCGGCGAAGCGGGTGCTGCATCCACCACTTGCCGAGCGGCATCCGGATGGGCCTCCCCTTGTCGTCGGTGCCCAGGTCCACCATCTGGTTCATGTAGCGCGTCAGCACGTCTTCCTTGGTCTGCCGGCTGATGCGCCACCGTTCCAGCGACGGGTCCCAGACCTCACTGATGACCCGGCACTTGCCACCCATGTCCCCGATGACCGCGTGCTTCTCGTTCATGTCAGCCAGCATCGGGTTCCCGTCCGGGCCCGCGGCCAGCTTGGCCTTGCCGATCTGGCGTCGCGCCTCTTCCTCCGGACGGCGCCGCTCCAGTACGCACTCCGAGATGCCGAACCGCTCGTCCGTGATGATGGAGTACATGACGTCGTCCTCGACGCCCGCGCGCACGAGGGCAGTCAGCACCGCGAACAGGGCAGCGCTGCGATCCACCTCGTTGCTGTTCGGCTTCCGGTACTTCTGCGGCTCCTCCGGATCGTAGCCCCGGACGATGATAGCCTTGGTCCGGTTGCTGACCTCCGCCGGCAGCTCGTCGAGGGTCGAGGACACCGGCTGGATGTTGCCCGACAGCTTCACGAGGTCGTGGTAGGCCCCCGCGAGGTTCCCACCGCCGGTCGGACCGCTACCCGCCTGGACCGCGACCGCGGGGGTGAACCGGCTCAGGGGGTACACGCGGGACTCGTCCCACTCCACCACCTGCGCCAGCTGCTCGGTCCGTCCCTTCGCTCGCTTCTTCTCGTTGGGGATGTTCACGGTCCCGGGGAGGCGCATGAGGCGATCGACGTTGTGGCACTGGTCGGCACCGAACACCAGCTCCAGCTGCTGGTTCCAGCGCTTCGCCTCCTCGGCCTTGTCCACGTCCCCGTCGATGGGGAAGGGCTCCGAGAGCCGCCAGAATCCCTGGTAGCCCCCGCCCGAGAACACGATCACCGTGGGCGCAGGGACGCCCGCCGGGAGCTTCTCGGTCAGGAGCTTGAGCGCACGCCGCTGCTCCAGCTCCAGGTCCTCGCCGGCACGCGGGTCGATGTCCACGTGCAGCCACGCGAGGGCCCGGATGTCCTGGCGCTCCGCCTTCTTCGTCAGGGGCCCGGTGACCGGGTTGACGTGGAAGTACAGGTTGCGCGTCTCGTTCTGTTTGGCCACCCAGGCGAGCAGGTCCTTCGCGTCCGATTCCACGAACGTGCGCGTGGTGATCGCGCGCTGCTCGGCAGCGATCGCGGTCAGGACCCAGAGACCGTCCGGGTCCCATCGGCGCAGGAAGTCCAGCGCCGCCTGGGGATCAGTACGGGGGCAGGTCATGGGATCCCTAGATCCCCCAGAAGGCGGTCAGCGTCTCCACGGGCGCGGTACCGCGCTCCATGCGCGAGAGCCAGTAGCGCGACACCCCGATCTTCTTGGCGACTTCCCCGGCCGTCAGGCCCTTGCGCCGGCGCAGCATGAAGCACTCCTCGTGCGGTTCGAGGATGCCGATCGCCGGGCCGCCGCTCTTGATCTCGTCGGTCTCCAGCTGCAGCCACTCGTAGAGCGAGACACCAGCGGCGTCCGCGGCCTCACCCTGGGACAGGTTCTGACGACGGCGCTCGATCAGGCGTCGCTCGCCGGCGGTGAGGTCGGCGGTACGGATTCGGTCAGGCATCGGATGAACTCCTCTTCGATCAGGCCATCAGGCCAGTGACCCAGGGCGCGCTGCACGAGGAACTCCCGTGGCGTGTACCCCAGGTATTTCGCGGCGACGTCGCCGCGGAACAACATGTACTCCCGGGCGCCGACCCGGAGGAGCACGAAGGCGCGCCCCCCGTGGCGGCAGCGCCGGGACAACCACACGCGCTGCGCCGGCGTGAAGTGGTCCAGCGCGAGGCGCGTCCCCGGGCGCTTCGGCCACCCGGGAGAAACCTTCAACTCGATCCACCCGTCGCGGTAATTGACGTCCGGCACGCCGCACCGGATGGCGTCCTCGATGCGCTGGGGATCCAGCCCGTTGCGCTTCAGCTGCCCCACGACGTTGCGGCTAAGGATCTTCTCGCTCACTCCACTTCTCCCCAGCTGGGGCCCACGGCGGGGTCGACGCGGGACACGCACTGCAGCTCCAGGCACGTCTCCATGAGCCGCGCGCAGAACGAGGCAGCTTCCGGCGACTCAAAGTTGCCGTCCAGCTCGTCGTGCACCTGGAGCCGGATGTCGTAACCCGCGTCGACCGCCGCGATCATCGCGAGCTTGGTCTGGTCAGCGGCCGTGCCCTGCACGTACTTGTTGAACGCCTTGTGCAGGAAGTCGTAGCCGTTGCCTGCGCCCTTGCTCGGGAAGTGCAGGCGCCGACCGCCGGCCGTGGTGATGTAGCCCTTGCGCGCGGCGACGGCCTTCGCGAGCCGCTGCAGCTCCGACAGGAACGGCACCGCGGCGTCGATGGCGTTGACGATGCCCTCCGTCGCAAGCCCCACCGGCACTAGGAACACGCGCCCGTCCGCCTGGGTCTCCTCCGCGTACGGGAGCCCGAGCTGCATCGCCAGCTTCCCGAGGCCCGCACCGTAGGCGCGCGCGAGGCCCGCGATCTTGCACTGATCCCGGGTGACGTCCGCCCCTCCGGCGCGCGCCAGGGCCGTGACCATGTCGTGGAAGTCCGTCGTGTCCGGCTCCTCGCGGTAGCGGCGCGCGAACTCCGCGGCGCCCCTCAGCCCCTGGGCCACGCCCGCGTGCACCATGATCCGGGGCTCCTGCGACGAGTAGTCGAGCTTCCCCCACAAGGCGCCGGGCTCCGGGACGTAGATGCGGCGCCACATGGCCCCGATCTCCCCACGGCGCGGCTGCTGGTGCAGGTTGGGGGCCTTCAAGGACAAGCGCCCCGTGATCGTGCCGTCCAGGTCGCTCCCGTCGTCCTGGCGCTTGAGCTGGTTGAACGTCGCGTGCACACGGCCGTCCGCGCCCAGGAAGCGGCGGATAGACGCGCAGAACGTGCGGCGCAGCTTGTCGGCCTTCTTGGCCGCGAGGATCGCGTCGGCCACCGGGTGGTCGATGAGCCGCAGCGCCTCGGCGGTGACCTCGTAGTCGACGGGCCGGAGTTCGAGCCCGGCCGCCAGCCGCTTCGCGCCGCCCGCGGTCAGGGAGAACCTGGAGCGGGAGAAGCCGGCCTCCTCCAGCGCGGGCAGGAGGGCCCCCTTGTCTCCCAGCTCGTCGGGGTCGATCCGCCGCCCCGTGTGGTAGCGGACGACCTCCAGCTCCTTGCGCGCCTCGGCCAGGGACCACGCCTCCACGTGGGCCAACTGGTCCTGGTCGATCAGGACGCCCTTCTGCCGCATCCCGAGGAGGATCGGGAGGACCCTGCACTCCATCTCCCACACGCTCCACAGTTCCTTCTCCTCGATCTCCCGCTCCTGTCGGCGGAGCGCGAGGAGGGGGCCCACGGCGTCCTGCTCCGCGTAGGCCCCGACGTGGGAAGCAGGTAGCCGCCAGAGGTTCCCCTTCACGGACGCGGAGAAGCCCCAGGCCCTGGCCGCTTCGCGCAGGTGGGACTCGTCCTTGCCGGGTACCCCCCAGCGGCCCAAGACGGCCTCCAAGGTGTAGGAGTGGTGCAGCTCGTAGATCACGGGGTCCGCCACCTGCACGTCCTTGAACCACTTCGCCGCGGCGAACACGACGTCGTTCGCCGCGAGCCAGTCGAGGTCGTACTGCAGGTTGGCCCCGACGATCGTACCCTGGAACCGATCCGCTTGATCTTGCAGGTAGCGCCACACGTGCTTCGGGTCCAGGTTCCCGCCGCCCTCGTGGGCGATCGGTAGGTAGTAGGCTCCCCCGTCCTCGATGGCGAACGACACGCCGACCACGTACGCGTCGTCCGTGCGGCGCAGTCCGGTGCCGTTCTTCCCGAAGTCCGACGGCTCTCGGGTCTCGACGTCCACGGACACGCGTCCGTGCACAGGCCACGCCGGCAGCTCCGACACCGGCGTGGGCGTCCACGTGGACGACGGCTCGACGAGGGGGCGCTTGATCACGGTTCCACGTCCTCGAAGGTGATCAGCCCCGCGTCGCGCAGCTGCGTGAGTGCCTGCATGACGTGGCGCGTGACGTTGAACACCGTGGTAGGTGAGAATGAGCCCGTGGGGTTCTTACGCACACTCAACGTGCGCAGCGGCTCGGACGGCTCCTCGCGCTCGCGCAGGACCTGCCGCACGTACTGCACCGCGTCCAACAGCTCCTGGTACAAGTCGACCAGCCCGTCGCGGCCGTTGCGCGCGCGCAGGGGCACGCCGTACTTGGCGATGCCCATGCGCTTCTTCTCCGCGATGTCCGCGATCACGAGGTCCGCGACGTCTGGCTCGTCGTCGCGGTTCACGGGCGGCGGCTCCGGGGCAACAGGATTGCTGTCACGAGGTACGAAGTCCAGGCAAGAGCACCCCAGTACGAGGCACTGACTGAGGCGCTCCCAGGTTGCGTGCGTAGTTCCGTCGTGGCCGCAACGGCAGATAGACATCACTTGTCCTCCAGGTGCTCGTCCGTGCGCACCCAGGACAGCGCGTCCAGGAAGTCCGCCGCGCGCGGGGGCAGGGCCATGCGACCCAGCTCCTCGGCACCGCGGCGCTCGATCGCGGAAGCGTGCTGGTTGCCCCCGGCGAGCTGGTCCAGGGCCCACTGCCGCAGCTCGATCCGGTCCACCGCCTTGACCCAGGCCGTGGACTCTGCGTCCAGGTCGTTCAGGAAGTCAAGCCCCAGCTTCCGGTTCACGTCCTCCGCGGCGCGTTCGTGGGCCTCCCCCAGCTCGGGGTACTTCCACTTCGCGGGCCCGTACAGGTCCCCAAGCCACCGCTCGTGCGTGTCGTGGAAGAGCACCGCGAGCAGCAGCTTCCCGGCCGGCGACTGCTCCAGCTCGTGCTGGAGGGTCGGATGCAGGATCAGAAGCAGGAGCGCCGCGTTGTAGCTGTGCCACCCCACGGAGTAGCTGCCGTGGTGCGGGGTACCGTGGCAACGCTCGACCGAACTGGCCTCCCGCAGGCGCGTGGCCTTGAGCACCGCGGCCGCCGCGTCGAAGCTCTCGGGGCACGGCTTACGGTCCGCGGTCTCCACGCCCGGGAAGAGGCCGTTGCACCGCGTGCAGCGCACGCCGCCCAGGGTACGCACCAGCTCATGGCTTTCCATTCGGCTTCTCCTCCGGGATCAGGTACTCGGCGTCCGTGTGCACCCCGACCAGCTCCGAGCGCACCCGGGTGAGGAGGATGCGCTGCTGCTTCGAGAGCCGCTGACGACTCCAGCCGCGCGGAGCCTCGCGGTCGCCCAGGAGGAAGTCCAGGACCTCCCCCGCGGAGCGAACGCGACTGAAGATGCTGCCGGCGATCTGGAAGCTGGTCGGGCGCCCGGGACGCAGGCGCTCCCACCGGCCGAACGACTTCAGGTAGGGGCGACCCAGGAGCACCAGCCGGTTCACGGTCCTGTCCTTCCCCTCGAAGGGGCGGCCCCAACCGGTGGCCCACCGCCCCATCCACAGCATCCACACCTCGCTGTTCGTCTTCTCGTCGTACAGGCGCCGCGGCCAGCCGACGCGGTTCCAGAGCTTCTTGATCAAAGCACCACCGTCACCTTCTCCGCGGCGCGGGTGATTGCGGTGTACGTCCAGCGCCGCGGGTCGCCGGACCGGAACCGTCTGGATTCGTCGTACACGAACACGTTGGGCCACTGCGAGCCCTGCGCCTTGTGGCACGTCAGGGCGTAACCGTAGTCGAACTCCTGGGCGTTGCACCGCTCCCAGTAGCTGTCGGGGATGGGGCTCTTCTCGTCGAAGGTGCCGGCCCACGCCTCGACCGTCATCTCCACGCCCGCGTCGTCGGTGATGGAGAGGCCGACCGTCTCCCCGTCGGCGGCCGACGCCAGCACCCGCCACAGGCTCCCGTTGAGGAGTCCCGTGTCCCGGTCGTTGCGGAGGCACACGAGCTTGTCGCCCTCCTCGGGATACGGCGACCTGCACCCGGCACCCTCCCGCACCCAGTTGTTGATCGCGCGGCGCGTCTTGTTCAGGCCGCACAGCATCTGGTCCGCGCCCGCGGCCTGCGCCAGCGTCTCGCCCTCGTCCGCCTTCGTGATGACGCGGCTCTCGCCGTACGCTCCCGGGTGCAGGCCGCGCCCCTGGCGCACGTCAGTCGCGAGGCGGATGATGGGGTTGTCGGCGGCCTGCCGGTGGATCTCGGTCAACATGACGTCCGGCTTCCGTTCGGTGAAGTAGCCGCCGCCGGCCACGGGCGGCAGCTGGGCCGGGTCCCCCAGGACGAGGATCGGCGTTCCGAAGCTCTCCAGGTCTGCGCCGATGCGCGCGTCCAGCATGGACACCTCGTCGATCACGACAAGGTCCGCGTCGCGGACGGGGCTCTCCTCCCGCAGAGCGAACGACGGCCGCTGCAGGTTGGCACGCTCCCACTCGATCGCGTGGAGGAGCTTCGCCCGGGTGTTGGGATCGCGCTCGGTCTTCACCGCCTGCTCCAGCTGCTCCAGCCGCGCGCGGCTCTTGCCCTTGGGCAGGTAGATCAGGGAGTGAATCGTGCTGGCGCCCGGGCACCCCTTCTGCGCGAGCACCAGGGCCGCCTTGCCGGTGAACGCCGCGAAGAGGGCGTTGGGCGTGCAGAGGTTCAAGACCTCCTTCGCCAGCGTCGTCTTCCCGGTGCCCGCGTAGCCGGCGAGGTAGAACGGCTGCTGCCCGCCGCCGTCGAACCACGCCTTGATCGCCGCGAGCGCCGCGTCCTGCTGCGGGGACCAGTTCACGTGGATCTCCTCCCGTCGATTGCCTCGATCCACGCGACGGCCACGGCCGCCACCTGCACCAGCTCCGCGCGCAGATCCCGATCGTCCTTGGCCTCGAATGCCTCGGCGACTTCCTCCAGCAGGACCGCGGCCCACGTGAGGTCGCCGGCCTCCGCGCAGAGCGCGACCAAGTTCTTGATCCACGTCGCGCCCGGTACGACCGTGCGCGCGTCGAACTGCCGGCTGGAGAAGTCTTCGTAGTTCTGGGGTCCCCACTTCTTGTCCTGCCGATTGCGCTCACGACGGACATCCATGAGCACGTAGCCCGGTCCGTCGACGGCCTCTCCGTTGAGGATGGCGTTGACCATGCTCCACAGCTTGTTGTACACCTGTCCCGGTCGTTTGCCGGTGCGAGCCTCGACTGAGTCGAGCACGTCCTGCACAATGGTGTTCGTCTCGGCAGACATGGGAATCTTGCTCGTGTCCAACGTCGTTCTCCTTAGGGGGCTGGTGGACCGGGGGCCATCGAAGATGAACCCCCGGCCCTTTGGAAGGTAGGTGCTGGCGTCCAGGATCTAGTCTCCGTCGGGCCGCTGCAGCACCCCCTTGCCCTTCCCGCTGCGACTACTTCTCGAAGACGGACTTTCCGGTGGGAGCCTCGTCGTCGTCGTTCTCGTGCTCGCCGATCTCGCGCTCGCCGGCACTGAACTCGGCCAGGATCTTGCGGCCCATCTTGTAGGCCGGGTGCTCCTGGTCGGTGATCAGGGAGGCGACCACGTTGGGGTTCCCGTCCTCGTCGGTCACGGCCGGCGTCAGGACGTAGTTCCAGAAGTCGCCCTTGGCGCTCGACTCGAAGCGCGACGTCAGGCGGATCTGGTGCGCGAACAGCGGCGCCGCCTCGGACAGCGGCATCTCGGCCCCGGCCACCGACACCAGCGTCGACTCGACCAGGGTCGCCCACTCGGACCACGGCCCGAGCTGCTTGCTCTTGAACGGGAACACGACGACGTCGATCACGCTGCCGCCCGGCTTGTCCAGCACGAGCGCCGGCACGTAGTTCGTCTCGATGATCTCGTTCTCGGGTTCCGACGGGTCGAGGATCTTGCCGAAGACCTTCTTGCCGCCCGTGAGCTTCAGGATCGTCGGATCCGTCGGGGCGAAGCGCCCGCGGAAGCCGCCGCCGTTGTCCCGGTTGCGGTACTTCACGAACCACTTCTGCCGCTCGATCGGCACGATGGTGATCCCGTCTCCCTCGCGCAGCTCGTACACGCGCCGCGTGCCCTTGTTCAGGGCCATGCCGGGCTCGGCGCCGGCGATGTACTTCTGGTGACCCTTCTGGACCTGCGGGCTGTTCGTCGCGAGGAGCCCCATGATCGGGATGACGCGGTCCTCGCCGAGGCCCTTGGTCCCGGCGCCGGCGTCCGTTCCGAAATTGACACCGAGCGCGACGGCGGTGGTCCCCTTCGTCGCGACGGCCTTTCCGTTCTTCGCCATTCGATTCTTCCTTCTCCAGCGGGATGGTTGATGTAGCCCCGCGCGGGGTCCCGCTAACCCTTGCGCGTGACCTTCAATTGCCGGCGCCAGTAGGCCCCGAACGTTTCCTTCAGCTCCGGGATCTGGACTCCCCGCTTGAGCAGCTGCTTCAGGATCGACTTGAGGGTGGAAGAGTGGATCATCTCGTCGCGAGAGACCAGGAGTCCCCGTGCGCGCAGCTCCGTCACCAGCTCGTCGGCCTTGGCGTCCTCCTGCAGGGAAAACTCGACCATCACGACGTTCCGGATGGAGCCGCCCTGCTTCAACTGCCGCATGATCTGGAGGGCGCGCGCCTTGTTGGCGGGATCGTTCCCCAGGCTGTGCTTCAGCTCTTCCTTGACCTGGACCCGAAGACCGCCGGCCGTCGTGAAGTCCTTGGTCCGCAGCTCGTCCATCAGCTCCGGACCGCGCTGCTCCTGGACCTCCGCCAGCTCCGCCTTGGCTGTCTTCAGCTCCTCCTCGATCTGCAGCACACGCTCCTCGCGGGCCTGCATCTCGGTGATCAGCTCGGACAGCTCCCCGAGGCGGGACGTGTCGACGCGGGGGGCGTCGGCACCGAAGTCGAACTCCTTCACGTGGACCTCCTGGTTCGCGTGTGAATACAACCCTATCACGGTCGCGAGGGGGTTGTCAACTCCACCACCGGTTGCCCTCTGTACCTACCTACCTCCCCGGGCATCGGCTGAGGGAGCCCGCACGGGATCCCCACCAGCTCGGGCGGGAAGTAATTGCGCAGGGGCAGAAAGTCGATCTGCTCTTCAACGTTCATCGGAGCCACTCCCGGAGCTGGTCCCCGGTGATCTGGGAAGCGACGTTCATCTTGGTCCGCAGGGCTCGGACGATGTGCCGGTCCACGGTCCCGGGGGCGACGATGTCGATGTACTGGACGGGGTGCTCCTGCCCGATTCGGTGAGCCCGGTCCTCGGACTGCAGGCGATTCTCCAGGTTGAAGTCGTTGGAGTAGTAGATCACCGTGGTGGCCGCGGTCAGGGTCAGCCCCGTTCCGCCTGCCGCGGGGTTCGCCACGAAGAACCGCGCGTCGCCCTCCTGGAAATGCCGGATCGCCTCGGCCCGGGCATCGGATTCCACCTTGCCGTCGTACCGCACGGCCCGCTCCCCGGACTGCGTCAGGGCGTCCATGATGATGTCGATGTCCCGCCGGAACCGGGCCCAGATGATACCCTTGCGCTGCGCCGGCATCTCCTCGATGACCTCCATCAGAGCCCCGAGCCGCGGGTTCCCCTCCTTCAGGTCGCACGGTGACGTGCCCCACGGCCCGCGGCCGGCGGGCTCCGGATCCTGGAAGTCGTCCGAGGGCAGGTACCCGCACAGGATCTGCTGAAGCCGCAGGAGGCGCGTGATCGCCATGTCCGCGGTGACCGGCTCCCCGGAGTCGAGCCACACGATGTACTCATCGCGCAGCTGCTCGTAGATCCGGGCCTGCTCGGGGGTGGGCTCGAAGAGCCGCTCGCCGTAGAGCTTCGGCGGCAGGTTCAGCACGTCGTCCTTCGTCACGCGGGTACTGATCCCCTTCAGCATCTCCTGCAGCTGGTCCAGGCGCCGGTACGCCACCACGTGGTCGTACATGCGCCGCTGCTGGTGGTTCTCGCGGCTCTCGATGACGGCGAAGTACGACTTGAACGTCGCGAACGTGTCCAGGTGCCGCTCCCGCCAGAAGCTAGGCTCCAGGAAGCGAATCTGCGAGTAGACATCGAAGGGCCCGTTGGTCACGGGCGTCCCGGTCAGGATCCGGCGGAACGGGGCGTACTTCCCGAGCGTCAGGATGCGCTTCGTGCGCGCGGCGCCCGGGGTCTTGATGCGAGTCGACTCGTCGAGCACCAGGAGCCCCGTGCGCTTGATCAGGAAGTCCATCGCCGCCTTGTTGCCCCGCGGCGTGATCACCGCATCGTAGGACATCGTCAGGACGGCCAAGCCTTCGTGCAGCACCAGCTCCCGGAACGCTTCGGCGTGCCGCTTCGTACCAGCGCGCTTCGACTCCCAGAAGAGAGCGCGCACCGGGATCCTGTCCGGGAGGTGCGCGGGCAGCTCGTTGTCGATCCAGTTGCGGTGGACGCCGTTGGGCGCAACCACGAGCAGCGCGTCGACCTTGTCCTCGGCGTGGAGCATGGCCGCCGTGTCGATCACGAGCTTCGACTTCCCGGTGCCCATCTCCCAGAAGAGCGCGCGGACATCGTCCCCCCAATGTGCCTCCAGCTCCTCGCGCTGGTGGTCGAAGGGCCGCGTCTTGGGAACGTAGTTCAACTCCGGACCCCCATGCGGTTCTTCTTCGTCTCGGTGGCGCGGCGCAGCGCGACGAGTGCCTCGGAAATCTGGTCAATCGGTTGCTCCACGCACACGCTGTGCACGGTTCCGTCACCCTCGATGTCGCTCCTACTGCGGTCCGTCCACTCGGCGAAGACGACGTGCAGCAACTCGTGCACCAAGGTCGTCTCCATGTCGTACCACAACCGAGGTTCCTCGGTTCGATGGTCCCGGGGATCCAAGAGGTGAACGGTAGCAGCGCGCCGAGAAGCCAGCCACGTAGCGGCGCCCTGGATGTGGTCCTGCGGAAGATCGGGGGCCCTGGTGATCTTCAGGTTGATCTTCCATGCCTGGAGCCCAAGGCGCGGGACCCAGTAGTCCAGGAGCTGCTCCAGCTCCTCACCGGTGAGGTAGACGTTGATCGGATCGTGCTCGGGCGGGTCGAAGTGCTGGATCAGAGCCAACCGGGTCCTCCTGGACTAGGGTTGCCTGCGCCGGGCGGGGGCGGGGCGGATGCCCCCGAACCCGGCTGGAGAGCCGAGTCTAGCACCGCCCCTGCGCGGAATGCAACCCCCTAGTTCGCATTTTGCGCGCGTCGGTGTTCCGGAGCCCAGGTAGATGCCAAGATTGGCAATGGTTCTCGTTGGCACGGGTCGTGCTATACTCCTGGCCAGCCCCGAAGGAGGTTCACCGTGAACAGATTCTGGAAGGTGTACCAGACCAAGCTGACCCAGGCCGTGCGGCGCGACCCGGAGTCCTACGCGCTGACGCGTGACGAGACCCCGGAAGCGTACGCGGAGAAGGTGGCCCTGTCCTTCTCGGACAGGACGTCGATCGGGAGCCCGCGAGCCGTGCGGGCCATCAACATCCACGGGAGCGCGGCGTTCCGGGCCACGGCGCGGCACTTCGGGGTTCCGTGCTCCTACGACTCGCTGGGCCCCCTGGCCGCGGAAGGGAGCTGAAACATGGACAAGGAGTGCATTGCCTGCGCGGATCCCTCGAACCAACTGAAGCACGGGCTGTGCCCCCGATGCCGAGCCATCCAGCGTACCGCCGCGGACCGCCGCCGGCGCCGTGACAGTCGCCGTACCGGACACCGGTTCAAGCGCCGGGAGGGGATCCGATGACACGGGGGCGAATGGATTCGACGGACCCGCAGCGGGTGGTGCCGCGTAGGGATCCCGGACGCCGGTTCGATTCCGGCCGCCTCCACCAGCCTTCGCACGACCCCGGCGCCGGCTTCCGGCAAACCTTCTGCGGTCCCGCGGCGTTGTCCGCTCTGACCGGCATACCCGCGGAGACCGTGGCGCGACGCATCGAGCACCTCACCGGCCCGGCTGAACACTTGGCCGGCATGCACCACTGGGAGATGACCGCGGCCCTCAAGCACTTTGGATTGTCGCACAAGAGCATCGCCTACGGTCGCTTGGAGGATCGCCCAAAGCGGCGGCGCGGCTGGTGGGCCCAGCTAGTCACGCGGGATTGCCTGAAGGGACAGTCCGAGGTGGCTTGGGTCGGGCGTCCGACGTTGGCTCGCTGGGCCCTTGAACGCGACGCCGAGACCTACAACAGCCCCTGCGTCCTGGTCATCAGCAATCACTTCGTGGTCGTCCAGGGTGGCGACATCGCGGACAGCGTCCACGGGCTGATGCCCTTGGACGAAAGTCCCTACCGCCGTCGGCGCGTCCATCGCGCCACCGTCATCGGGCGCTCGGATTGACGTGGATAGGCCCAGGGGGCAAGCCGAGCGCCAGGTCGCCCTGGAACCACGCCGGGGCGATGCCCTTCGTGTCGTCCACGAACTTGCCGGCCTGGACGCCGTGCGCGAACAGCTCGGGCGTGACGAGGTAGATCACGCTTGCCATTTCCCACCAGCTGGGTCAATGCCATCAAGGCTCGTAACGTAATCTGCGATACGGCGCAGCTCTTCCGGAGTCGCATCGCATTTGATACGGTTCGCACGCCACGAGATGACGGCAACATTTCCAGGGACGTAGCCGCACGAGTTGTTAATGCGATCGAGCGTCGGAGCGTTGTCGTTCATTCGATGACGTGATGCTTGCAGCTCCAGACCGAGAACTGGACAATGCGTCGGGATGACAATGTCAGACTCAGTGATTGTGCAGGGGATACCACTCTTCCGAGCCCGTGAGAGGGCGCTCAAAAGAAGCCGCTTCTCGGGCTTTGCTTTTCGGTAGCGCGCCATATATTCTCGCGCCCGTTTGCGTTCGGGATCTGCACGTTCGCGCGACTCCCGATTAACCGCGATCTTGCATGATCTGCAGACAGCATCCCGACCATAACCACTACGATCCTCGCCGCATCGCGTGCAGATCATGCGCGCCACTTCCCAGAATACATTGTGACGATCGCCCGCTTTCCGTTCGGGTACGTGATCACGTGTGAATGGGACCAGCTGCCCGGCCCGGCGGTGTAGCCCAAGCGCAGCTTGGAGCTGGTGCCGGCGACGTACAGGCCCTCGAAGATCGCGGCACTGTGCGTGTGCCCCGTGTTGGCGCGACGCCCCATGCGCGCGAGGGCCTGCGGGGAACCCTTCCCGCCGTTCGGGCCCAGGTGCCCGTGCATCCCACACTCGATGTCCCCACAGATGACGTGGGACTCGTCCTCTCGCAGGAACCGAACGCGCTCCGGCGCACCATAGCGGCGCAGCGCCCACTCCAGGAGATGGAACCGATCGTCGCGGGCGGCCAGCGCCTCGTACTGCGCGAGCTGGGCCCGCAGGAAGAACACCGCGTTCAACGGGTCCTCGCGGTAATCGCTTTCGCGCAGCCAGCGGCTCATCGCTTGGTCGTGGTTCGAGTCGACGACCACGGTACGACACCACGGACGGTCGATCTCCATCAGGACGCGGGCCGCCTCCTCCACCTCGTCCTCAACGCGGTCCTTGCCCTCGACGTGCCGGCGGAACATCCGGTGCGGGTCCTTCCGGTCGTGGTGGTTCCGCGCGTAGAAGTCGAGCAGGTCGTGGACGTGCTGCTCCTTGGGTCGGAGCACGTCGAGCATGTTGCCTTCTTCAGGTGGACGAGATACCTCGACCAAAAATCCCGGAGGTGTATTCGGACCCGCCCTATGCTCGCAGTAGTTGCCCCAGCCGAGCCGTCGCACTCCGGGGTCAAGGTGCGCCGTGTGGAAGTCGCCCCAGGTAATCGCCTCCACTCGGCACCCGGTCCTGAGCTTGTCGCCGGCGACCCTCACGTCGAGGTCCTGGATGCAGCCCTCCCGATCCGCGATCAGCTGACGGCACCACCAGCGCCCCTCGTCGTCGATCTCAACGAGCAGCGCCCCGTACACGTGGTGAAACTCGGCCTTCTGCCCGGCCTTCTTCTGAATGTAGTTGCGCAGCGTCACGGTGCCCGTCGTGTAGTTCATCTTCGCCGACTCGTTCGCCAACGACGGCACGGACTGCAGCGCGACCTTCACGTGCGGGAAGATCCCGCTCTTCCTCCTCGTGTAGTTGTCGAGGCTGGACAGGGGATTGGCCGCGGTCGGCTGGATGTTCATCTCGCCGCACCAGACGAGGCCGGGCGCCAGCTGAACACGCTCGTCCACCACATAGGGCAGGATCTCGGGGGCGTACCACAACTCGTCCTGGTGACCGGCCGTTCCCCTCTTCACCGCGAGTTGCCCGTACGCGTTCTTGTTGTAGGCGAAGGTCGAGACCCAGATGTCGGCCCGATAGTGCCGGGCCAGGGTCTTCAGGCTTCGCCAGACCCCTTCGTGGATGAGCGTGTTGTTCTGGGCGCAGGTGAGAATGAGGCGGCGCACCGCGCCCTTGAGCGGCAGCGGCTCTTTGCGGGCCGCAGTGTCCTCGACCCGTCCGCCGGCGAGGGGCTTGATGTTCAGCTCCCCGTCCGCTTGGAGGCGGTCGCGATGGTAGCGTACCGCCTTGGGAGTGATCTCCAATTCACGGGCAGTCTTGCGCACGTTCCCGCCGTACTCGACGAGAAGCTGCGCGACCCGGTCGCGCATGGACTGCATTTAGCCTCCGATGGGAAGTTTGCCTGCTCCGATTGCCCAGGCCGCGGCGACGGAGACCAGAGCGATGACGAGCACCGAAAGGACCTTGGTGGCGATGCTCCCGAAGAAGCGCCGGGAGGCTCTGGTGAACTGCAGGTCCCGCTGCACCTCGGTCGGATTGTGCACGTCGAATCCGTAGTGCTCCAGGGTGTACCTGACGCACTCCGGTACCGTGGCCTTCACGGCCAGCTTCACGATGTCCTCGATCTCGCTCCGATCCATCGACACGGGGGACCTCCTTTGCGTTCCCCATCCTAGCACGGCCCCGGCTAGACGATCAAGACCCCGTACGCCTCATTCGTGCCTCCGTGGTGGATCCGGAGGTGCGTGTAGCTGGTGCCGCTCCCGGCCTGCGTGTGGCGCCACTCGACCTTGTCCCCAGCCGTGATGGAGATGGTCCCGGAGGTGCCTCCCCCGGAGCTGATGACCGTCACGAAACCCCCGTCGTTCAGCTCCACCTCCAGGGCCCCGGACGTCAGGAGGTCCGTCCCGATCTCGAAGGTGTACGTGGCCGTCACGTCCGCGGTGAATGAGGCGCTGACCACGTTCTGCGCCCGGGCCCCGGTGTTGTCCAGCCCGGACAGGGCCGCCGAGGTGACCGGGAACTCCCACTGCTCGTCTTGGAGGGCGTCCACGTCGGTGATCGTGGCGTCGTAGTCGTGGCGGGTGTTGACCAGCACCTGCAGGTCGGTCGGCACGACCCCATCCGTATGGGCCAGGATCTCGGTGCGCGTCACCACGTCCGAGGCTTTCTGCGCGAACGGCGTGGAGAAAAGCGCCGCGGGAGCCCCGGACACGTCGACCACGCTCACCCGGTGGCGCGTGTTGTTGCCGCCCGGGAACCCGGATCCCACGATCCCGTTGACGTTGTCGACCTCGTCGTACGTCTCGAAGTCGCGCCGAGTCCAGCTGACGTCGAACCCAACCTGATCGAGCCCCGAGCCCGAGGCCGTCGTGTTGTCCAAACTGATGGGCCCCGCCGGGTAGCGCGCGGCCTCGATGTTAAGGTCCTGCGGCGGGTACGGGGCGCGCCCCCGGTCGGCGAGCGTGATCTGGATGGTGTTCGCGCCCCCCTCAGACAGCTCGTCCAGGGTGGAGCGCGTGCGCAGCTTGACGTCGACGTTGTTCCCCCGAGGGTAGATGAGGCGCCCGATGTTCCCGATGACCAGGAACACGTTCGCGCCGGACGCGTGCTCCCTGGCCACAGAGTCGAGGGCTCCACGATACGCGACCTGCAGGTCGATGTACGTGGTCTGATCGACGACGTTGGTCACCAGCAGGAACTCGTCCTCGATGAGGAACAGGTTCGCGAGGTCCTGACCCAGGTCCCCGACCGAGGCAGAGGCCAGGACCTCGGCCAGGATCTCGTCGATGTTCGTGACCGGGTCCACGCGAATGTCCTCCGTGGCCAGCGTCGTCGGGTTCGCCGTGTTCTGCGGGAGCGTGACGTTCAGCGTTCCCAGCTTGATGAAGTCGAACACCTCCACGTCTTCCGTGTAGGCCCCCGAAGGCGTGCCCGCAGCGTGACGCGTCCACGCCCTGAAGGACGTGGCCCCGTCGCCCTGGTGCACCGCGCCCACGTAGATCCGGTCGAACACCCCGGGGTTGCTTGGGTCCCGCAGAGCGATGGCCCTCGGGGCCTCCATGACGATGTCCTCGTCCGTGGGAATCGCCACCAGGGTATCGGCCGGCGGCACCCACCCAGAGTTGCCCGGGTTGCCGTAGGACCCCGCCTCGAAGCTGAACGCGTCCTCGCTGACCTGCAGCGTGATCTTGCCCGAGACCAGTTCGCCGAGGTCCACCTTGTTGACCCGGATGGGCAAGTCCGTGTAGTTCAGGTCGTCGCCGTACGTCAGGCGCAGCACGTCTCCCGGGTTCACGTCGTAGAAGTCCCTGTTCACGACCAGGGTCCCGTGAGCCAAGGGCCTGCTGCGCCCGCGCAGCTCGCGCCACGCGATCTGGTTCGCGAGCGCCGCCGTCTTCACACCGGGGAAGTTCTCGTCGGCCGGCGTGTAGAGGCCCCCCTGGATCCCGAAGTTGGCGATGTCCTGGGCGCGAGCGCTCGTCGTCTTCCAGTCCGACAGGGACGCGTCGAAGTAGCTGAACTCGATGTTGACCTGATTGATGGTGTCGTCCCAGGACCCGCGCGACCAGTCCCGGATTTCCAGCACGTTCGAGTTGTCCGCCAGGGGCAAGGACCCGATCGTGTAGCCCCCACGCGCGAGGTTGATCTGCCACAGGGCCGTCGACCGGTTGAAGAAGAGGAACCCGTCGATCTGCCTCTCGACCTCGCGGATGATGTCGACGATGTCGCGCTGGGAGTCCAGCACGAAGCTGAAGCCGTTGCCCTCCGTCGCCAACGTGTCGGCGATAGAGACGAAGTTGGCCGTGTCGATGTCCGTGCCGGGAAGGTTCAGGCCCCACTCGTCGTTGGTCAGAATCTCGTAGAGCACGTTCGCCGGGTTCATGCCCCCCGCGATGTTCTCGTCTCCCCCGGTCAGCCCAAGGGGGTTGGCGATGCGTTCCACCTCGAACTTCCACGGCTTGATGGAAGTGGAGTTGCCGATGGTTCCCTTCTCGTAGACGACGTACGCCGTGCCGCGGTAGGCCGGCTGCGGCGACTGGAACGCGGACAGATAGGAGTTGGCGGCCTGCGTTTCGGTGCCCAGGTAGGCGCGCACGGTGCCGACGATCCCGCCGTTGCCCCCAACGTCGTCGCCGCCGAAGAAGTCCGGGAAGTCCAGGGCCAGCGCTTCTCCCTCCGCGTCGAATCGGTTCGCGGTCAGGAGCTTGTCCCCGATCCAGATGCGAGTGATGGCGTCGACGGGACCCCGGCACAGGGCCATCTGCATGCCCACGAGGTAGTTGTACCCCTTGATGATGGTCTCGCTGGAGAAGATCCCGGTCTTGATCTTCTCCTTGATCGCCCGCGCCTCCAGGTCGCCGTACCAGATGACGTTGGGACCCTTCAGCTGCACGGTCCCCCAGACCAGGGGGATCTTGCGTCCCTCGGTCGCGGTGGGAAAGTCGAACTCGCCCAGGTCCTTCGGGCGCGCGTTCTCGATCTGCGGCTTAGGACGCAGCAGCTCCGAAGCGATGAAGGATCCGACAAAGATGAGCGCGGTAAACCACCAGGGCATGTCGGGCTCCTAGTCCAGACCCGTGATGAACGGGTTCTTGTTGGGCACGAAGGGGGTCCCGCCGAAGTTCAACTCGTTGGCGAACTTCGACTGGCACGTCGCGAGGCTGTGGTCGCAGCCGGCAAAGACGTCGACCGTTTCCCCCAGAGGGGTGTCCTCGAACGGAAACAGGAGTTGGAGGGTGTCCGTGGCGGTGTGGCGGATGATCAGGCGCCGATCGCCGTTGGCCCGAACCACCTCACCGGCTGTGGCCCAGCCGACGCCCTTCGAGCCGTCGAGGCCCGTCACGGTGATCGTGCTGCCGGACACGGTGGCCACCGTTCCCTGGTATCGAAACGCCCCGGGAGCCACCTTGCAGCGCGCGTCGTAGAGCATGTGGCTGCACTGGGCCCCGAAGTCGATCCGGGGCATCGCCTTGGCCAGGGCCCCTTCCACGGGCACCACGAGGAGGGTGGCCTGCTGACCAGAGTCCTCGAACTTCACGGTCTTCACCACGCCCTTGAATAGGAGCACCGTGTCGGTCAGGTCCCCGCGGTGCACGCGGAAAATCTGGAGGGTAGCCTGACTGACCGGGATGCTCGCCACGTACTTCTGCGCGAACGTGTTGCTGGCCGGCATCGTCACTTCGATCGGCTGGGTGCGCGCCTCGGGGCTGATCGGGATCGAGGACCGCTTCAGAGGAATCGCCGTCCAAGTGTTGGCGGACACGACGATGTCGTCCTCCCCGCTGGCGTACCTGAACACGTCCACCCCAAGGCGGATCTCGTACAGCTCAACGGGCTGCCCCGATTCTACGCTGGTCTCTTCCGCGTCGTAACTCATTCGAGCACCGCCTTCACTGGAAACGTGAGCGTACCGCGTCCGGCGAAATCATCGTGGATGATGACCACCGTGTCCGTGTCCAACCGCACCTTCTCGATCAGGTCGATGAAGTCGACATCCGCCACGGCGATGTTGGCCGGCCAGCCCGAGTCCACCGTTAGGTGCTCGATGGTGTCCGACAGCTCGGCCGACGACAGAATGGTCCTGATGGTCTTGGTGCCGTCCTTCTCCACCACGCGCAAGATGTTCCTGGGCTGCCGAGACTGCGAGAAGTCACTGTACCCCGCATTCTGAACGTCCGCCGTCGTCCCCGCCACTACGAGGGCCGAGTCCAGGGTAAACTCCTCCGCGAAGGTAGGCAGGTAGAACGACACCTGTCGCCCCCGAAGCGCGTGCAGCAATTGCCGGATCTGCCACATGGCCTGCCGACTCTGGGGTCGGAACCTCTTGGCGGAGCCCCGGCGAGAGACGTCCCATTGGCTGATCTGGGAAAGGATGCCGGTCTCTCCATCGAACACGTGCACCTGCCGGTCGAAGAATTCGGGTACCGTCTCGCGGACGAAGTTGGGGTCGTCCAGCAGCACCTTGCCGTTGAAGGCGTTGAAGGCCGAGACGTCCGCGAGGTTCGCGTCGTTGTCCGTCACGATGAACCGAATGCGGTAGTTGGTCGCCCCGACGGGGTAACGCCGGATCCGCGGCTGGGACTCCACGAAGGCCACCCGCATCGGGAACACGAGGGTGCCCACCGGGAACGCCTTGGTCGCGGTCGAGGTGAGCGTGAAGCTGCTGGCGCCGACCACGTCCACGTTCAGGATCTCGTAGTCCGTCTCGTCCGTCCAGATGATGGCCAATCCCGAGTCCCTGAGATCCGAGTAGCTTGTGTCGTCCACGTTGATCGTTGAGTCCCCGATGCCGACGGCCGCAGACAGGTACATGGCGTCCGTCCAGACCGGAAGGCCGAACAGCCGCGCCTGCCAGTCGAACAGGAGGTTCTCCAGGCGTTGGCGCTCGACGTTGTTCTCCCGCAGGAACCCCAGGTCGTAGAGCTGCCGGGGGTTCTTGCGCAGCGCCACCCGCTTCTCCGTCCCATCCACGGCGCGCTGGACGTCGGTCAGCCACGCCAGCTCCTCTCGGATCTTGCGCTCCGGGGCGAACACGATGGGCACCAGACGGGTGAGGCTGATCGGCTGGACCACGATGATGGTGGACGCATCGAAGTCGTAGACCAGCGTCGAGTCCACGGACGGTGGCCCGTCGGGGGTCACCGTCAGCGTGAGCACGAGCCCGTTCATGGACGGAATCGTGGTGGGAAGAGCCGGATTGTTCAGGCTGATCCCCGCGCCGGCATTGTTAGTCCACGCCCCATAGTCGTGCGACGAGAAGTCCGCGTTGAAGATGTCGATGGTCACCTGAACGGTGCCCAGGATGTTGCCCAAGGCGATCTCCCTGGGTGTCACGTGGATCAGCCCGAACCACAGCCCCCCGATGCCCTCGCCCTCGCAGCTCGGGTGATTCACGCTGGAGATGGACGGAATCACTGGGGTGCTCGGGCCAGCCAGCGCCTCGGCCGCGAGGAAGTCGCCCAGAAGGTAGTCCATGCGCGGAGACACGGGTGCCCCGGTGCCCCCCAAGGCGCCAGCCGTGTAGCCCGGCTCGAACTGGTCGTCCGACATCTGGTCGGTCAGCTCGTACGCCGTGTTGTTCCAGCTCGGGTGCGCAACCATGCTAGGTCGTGTTCTTCTTGTAGAAGATGCCGCCGTTGCCCGACTGCTCGATGTCCGGATTCGACGCCCACGCCTTGCGGACGATCGGGAACGGGATCCACGTCTCGCTGCCGAACGCGTACTCCTGCTTGGGCTCGAACGCCCGGATGTTCGCGACGCGGACGTCGGGCTGGTAGCCCATGAAGAACCAGCGATCGGGAGCCGGCGCGAGGTTCTGGTAGATCACCGAAACCGGGCACCCAGGAACCGCCCCGGTCAGCGCCGAAGCCACGAACCCGCCGAAGGAGCGTACGTACGGACCCCCACGGCTGCCCCCGAAGCACGGGGTTCGGCCCACGCCGTCCGAATCGTTTCCGGCGGAAGTGATTCCTCCGATCACGCCCCACTTGGAGGAGGCGGACGGCTCCCCCTGGAAACCCTCCATGCGGATCGTGGCACACTCGGCTGTAACGTTGGGCAACGAATCGAGAAGTACCGAGTGACCGGAGTCATTCGGAGTATCGATAGCCCCCGCAGCTTGATCCCATGTGTGGCCGTACGCGTATGCTCCTCCGGCCCAATCTCCGACCTTCACGAGGTCCCCGAAGCCGAAGTGCCGGAAGAAGCCGGGAGTGTACTCGATCACCACGTGAATGTAGCTCTCCCCAGCGCCAGTGGCGTTGGAGAAGAACCAGTAGGTCCCCCCACCGTTCCCAATCAGCTCCACCCGACGAGTGTTCGTGTTGCCGTCGGCCCCGTTGCCAGAGTCCCCGGGATTGGATCCAGGAGCACTGCCGTCGTACCCCGTGGACTGGAAGACCCAGATGTGGTTCGTGTTGTCCCACGTGAACTGCACGAAGACGGTGCCCTTCGAGATGGCCATCTCGTCGTTCACCGTGTCCAGCTCGCCGTTCGTCCAGGTCCCGTCCGTGCCCCCGGCCACGGCGAACGTGTGGAGCTTGGTCATCAGGTCTTCCTGGTTGGTATAGGTGCTGCTCTCGAAAGCCATTTCTATACCTCCTCGATGGCCTGCAGGTTGAAGTCCGACGACCGATTGCCCTGCGCGAACACGTGGAACGTCGAAGCCCCGTCGGTCAACGTGTCCTCCGACGTGACCGCCCCGTCCACCTGCCCGGGCGCCGCGGAAACCCAGAAGACGCCGTCTAGCTCACCGTAGATTTGACTCTCCGGGTTGGCGTTGAACCCCCAAATCGTCAGGGGGAACCTCTTGACCAGATCCCCGCCGCTGTCATCACTCTTGTACAGCTTGGCCACTTCGGTTCCCGGGTTCCCGCTGTTGGGAATGACCTGGGTCCAGTCGCGCGTGGCCACCGACTCGATCCACAGTCGGTCCGCGTCATCCGGGACGGTGGTAGTGTTGATGATGGGACTGTTGCAGGGCCAGACTCCCCGGCCGCTGATGAGCGTGCGCCCGTTGACGGTGGTCTCGAACGAGTTTCGCACCGGCAACCACAGCCCAGCGGGGCTACGAACGAACGCCGGCCCGTTGTTGCTGTTGGACAGCATCGTGATCGGATCGGCCAGACCGGACAGGCCAATGTTCCCCGAGTTCGGAAGCCGATCGAACTGGGCCGTGCAGCCGGCGATGTACAGTGGGTACGGGTACTCGCTGGCCGCCGCGAAGGGATTCAGGAAGCCGAGGTAGAAGCTGAGGTACGACGTTCCGATCTTCAGCACCCCGTAGACCCGGCGGCCGGTCGCGCTGAACCAATAGGTGATCGTTCCACTGGACGCAGGGACGTAAGCCCCGTACTTGAGCGCGGTGGTCAGGCCATCGTATCGCCCCGGGCTGATGCCCGGCTGGTTCTCCCAGGTGTTGCCCGCCGCATAGCCAGTGAAGCCCGCCAGCTCCCAGTTGTAGGCGTTGGCCGACGAGTTGAAGAACGTGCGGATCCCGATGTAGAAGTCCTCCGACGTGGAGTGCACGATCATCTCGTCATTTTCCGCGTCGTTCACCGCGAGATCGTACCGGTCACTCGTGTAGCCGTTGGCCAGCAGGAACGTTCGCAGGTCCGCGAGCAGATCCTGATGGTCGGTGGAAGTGCCAGTCTGCCAAGCCATTGCTTCTTTCTCCTTAGACGCCGAGCGCGGCCCGGATCTGGCTGCGGTTGCGCGAGACGAGCTGCACGATCGTGTGCCCACCCTCGACAGAGTTCAGGAACGCGGGAACGTCGTTGGGGTCCGCCACCGCGATCACGTTGACCTGCTGCGGGGCCTGTTGCTGCACGGGCTGCACGTTGGCCTGCTGGCCGGGACCCACGAACACGTTCTCCGGCCCGCGCTCTCCAACCCGCATGACGCGTCCCTCGCGCCCGCCCTGCACGGTGCCCCCGAAAGCCTTACCGACAGGAGACACTCCGATGCTGGCCAGGAACCCGCCGCCACCCAGGGCGGTGATCGACTGGATGAGCAAGAGGCGGAACGTCAGCTGCGCGAGCTGCCCGAGCACATCCGACAGCCCGGCCTTGAAGCTCTCGAAGAAGTCCCCGATGTTGCCCCCGCGACGGAACGTCTCAGACAGGGCATCCCCGAAGGACTGAAGGGTGCCGATGCCCGTCTGCTCCAGGGACTGGAACAAGGACTGCGCCGGCTGGATGAACCCAGCGAGGAGCCCCTTGCCCGCGCCGCTGATCGAGTTGTCCGTCTCCAGGATCTTGCGGTTCAGCTCCGCCAGCTTGTTGTTGAACTCGTCCAGGTTGATGCGGCCCGAGTCATACAGGATATTCAGCGCTTCGACCTGAACCATGTGCTGCTGCAGGGGGCCCTTGATCTCCTCGTAGAGGCTCGCCTGATCCGCCAGGAGCTGGTTCCGCGTGATCAGCTTATCGATCGCCGCCACGTCCGCGAGGTCGAACTGCGCACCGGCCTTCCGCAGCGCCACAACGATGCGAAGGAGCTGCTCCTCCCGCTCCCGCTCGCGGTTGTTCAGCTGCAGCAGGCGCCCCTCTTGCTCCAGCTGCGCGAGCACCTGCGCCACCGTCAGCTTCGGCGCCTTGCCTCCGGTGACCGTTGCGGTCTTCACCCCAGGGTCTTCTAGATTAACCTTGCTCGCCTCGAATGCCCGCCGGTTGGCGTCGATCTGGCGCTTCGTGGCCCGCTGGTTGGCGCGGTCGAATACCCCGTCCACCGCGTCTTCCACCCTGGTCCCCTCCAGTATGCCGGCCAGCCGATCCCCAAAGTCCAGGAATCCGGCGCCAAACTGATCTCGGAAACCCAGGTCGAGAGCCTCCGCGATGGACGCGCCTCCCTTACGCGCAGCACCGACCGTGGCGCTGAAGCCGGCCAACTTGTCCAGATCCAGCAGGAGGGTAAGCACCGCAACCGTAGTGCGAAACGAACTGGCGACTGTCTCAGCAAGCACCTTGAACGAGTTGATGATCACATCGATGATCCTGGCAATACCAAAAGCAAGGGAGCGAAAGTCAAGCAGCTCAAAGTTGTCGTTGACGTCCTGGACGGCTAGGACGACCCCCTTCACGAAGAACCCAAGCTCGAAGACGATAGTCTTGAGTGCCTCGACACCAACATCCTGAAACGTAGTGAAGCTACCTTCGGCCACCATGAGCTGACTGCTAAAGGCGATCAGCGCCGAAGTTGCCAGAGTAAGCCCTGTCACGATCAGACCGATGGGGTTCGCCAGAATAGCCGCCGTGATCCCGACGATACCATTCCTGATGGCATTCAGCGCCAGAGCGATTCCGCCAGCGGCGATGATCCGAACAAAAATGTCGATGTTCTTGGCCAGGGCCAGAACGATTTCACTAAACGTCTGAGCCGCACCAGTGCCAGCATTCAACCGCCCGATGAAAATAACCACTTCGTTACGCAGCACCGCGAACGACTGCTGGATGGTGGGAACAGTCGTCTTGAACAGGAACTCCAGCTCATCTCGGGAGTTCTTGAATGCCTCCAGGATCACTTCGGCCGTGATCGCACCGGTAGCCCCCAGCTTGCGCAGCGCCCCGCGCGTCACGCCGAGCTGCTTCGCGATCACGTCCGCCACGAGCGGCAGCTGCTCCAGCACCGATCGAAGCTCGTCCCCGCGAAGGGAGCCGGACGCGATGCCCTGGGAGAACTGGATCAGTCCCTTCTCGGCTTCCACTGCCGTGGCGCCGGAAAGGATGATGGCTTGGTTGACCGAGCGCGTCAGATCCAACAGCTGCCGCTGGGACACACCCAATTCCCGCGAGGCCAGAGCCGCGCGCGCGTAGAACTCGCCCGTGTTGCTGAACGCCGTGCGCGTTTCGTTCGCAGTCTTCCGAAGCTCCTCGGTCACCACGCCCAGCTCGGCCGAACTCTTCGTGACGAGCTTGAGCCGGTTCTGGAGGCTGGTGTAGGCGTCCGAATACTGGATGACGGAACGGATCGCCAGCACGCCACCAAGGAGGCCGAGGGCGCGCTGAAGGATCCCTACTCCGTTGGCTGCCTGCCGACCGGAGTCCCCGATGTTCTTGAAGTTGCGGACAACCTTGAGGGCGCCGTCTGCCCGGAGCCGGATGATTAGATTCTCGGCCATTTCCTACCCGGTCCCCGGCGGCAGCAGCTTTGTCTCTTTCAGCACGCGGCGACCTGCCAGAATCGCTTGCCTGCTCATTCCCTTGGGGGCCTGACGACTACTTCCGCGGTCCAGCTCCCCGATGTACGGCACCCCGTTCGAGACGTAGATGTCGCCCGATCCGAGCCGCCACGACGCGATCACCGGCCGCCCCTGGGAGAAAGCCTGATCCGCGGCCTGCCTCCCTCGCGCGCTGACGCTGTCCCCACCCGGTGGCTCGTTGTCCGTGAGCACGGGGGACCCGAAGCTCACGAACCAGTTGCTCCGAGCCCGCCCGGTATCCACGGGGGTCGTGACGACCACCGTCTGGTGGACCGCCAGCGCCACCGATCGCATGAGTTGAGTCGCCCGCGTAATGAACTCCGCGGAGATGAAGTTCATCCGATTAGCGAGTTCCCCGAACGATCGGTGCGTCGGCACGTCACTTCTTCTTGCTGTTCTGCTCGGCCACGTAGTCGATGAACTCGCTGTCCATCTCCCTGACGTAGAAGAGCAGGTCATCCATCTCTTCGTAGTCCAGCTCGTGCATCTGACCCCACTCGATGATCGCGGACCAAGGAATGGGTTGAACCGACCACCCCGACGGCCGGCACGTCGTCAGGTCCCAGAAGGCGCTGAAGAACAGCTCCAGCCCCAGCTCCAGCTCAGGCGCGTTGGCGATCGACTCCGGGAGCGGCACATTGTGCGCGTAGCAGTTCCGGATGATCGTCCGCTCTTTGGGGCCCTTCGTCAGCTGGTAACGAAGGACCGCCCTCAGTTTCCCGCGGCCTCCTCCCGCAGCGAGGCCCGGTAGAGCGTCGCTTTGTGTGCGTCCTCCCGGATCGCCTGGAACAGGTCGTCCAGCTCCCGGAAGAGCCACAGGCACTTCTCTTTGCTGTACGGGACCTCGTTGCCCTCAGCGTCGGTGATACCCTTCCAGTCGAGCACGATGGTCTCGGCGAACGCCTGCTTCATCAGGTCAAACGCCTTGTCCGAATCGATCGCCTCGGCCTCCAGGGCCCGACGGTGCGGCTTGGTGATACGGGCCAGGGCCTTCTCGTACGCCTTGTTGGCCCCACCCGCGCGGGCCACCAGGAACTCCCCGGCGTCGCCGTAGTCGAGCCACAGGCCGTTTCGCTCGCGATCCACGTCGCTCTTGAAGGCTGCGAACGTTCCGCTCATTCTTCTCCTACCTCAGCGGGGGCTGGGTAACAGGGGCACGAATTGTCCCTTACGCGTCCGCCGCGTTCGGGAGGTAGTCCCAGAAGACCCAGAGGAGCGTGTGGTCGAGCGTCGGATGCACCTTGGCGCCCGTTGCCGCCTGGATCTCCAGCGGGATCTTGATGGACTGGTCCTTCTCGACGTTCAGCTTGCCGTCCCCCAGGGACAAGAGCGGAATGTCGAAGCTGATGCCGGAATTGGCCTTCACGAAGTGCGCTTCGACCGTGATGTCCGCATTGTCGATCACGGACTGCATGGCCGCCGTCTCGACGAAGTACGCCTCGATGCTCCCACCCACCGTGAAGTTGCCCACGGCGATGTCGAGGGCCCCGAGAACGCCCAGGGCGGGCTCCGCCGAGGCGTTGTTGGAGATGGTCAGCGTCAGATCCGTAGCGAACGCGAAGAGCGCAGCCGGGTTCGACACTCCGCCAGCCGTCGACAGCTTGATGCGGCTGATGTCCGACGACGTGTTGAACGCATCCGCTTCGGCGAGCGTGGGCGCCCCGCCCGAGGACACGGCCGACTTGATGTTGGGGGCCGCCGCGGCCGCCAGAGTCTCGTAGCCGGCGGCCAGGAATCCCAGGTCCACGGTGACCTTGTCGGCGCTGGCCACGTTCAGCGTGAACTCGTTGCCCACCGCACCCGTCAGGTACTCGGCCTGCAGCTCGGTGGTCGCCGCGTCGTCCGGGTAGCTCAGGCTGCGCTCCAGCTGGTAGGTCCGCCGGATCTGGTTGGCCGGAATCGCCTCGTTCTTCAGGACGCGCCCGAAAAAGATGCGGATGGTCTCGCTGCCGCCGCCCGCCTCATCCACCATCGTGAGGGACGTCTTGTCCAGCTCGATGGAGTCGTTGGAGAGCGTGGTCGTCACGATACCACGCACGCGAACAAACTGAGCCGTGTTGCCAACAGAGTCGAACGCCTCGTCCGCAGCATCACCGCCGAGGAACGCCAGCTCACCGGGCACGAGGCCGAGCGTGGTCATGTCGAATCCCGCGGTCGAGACGAGGCGCGGGAGCGAGCCCGTCGATACGTCGACCGAGAGGTCATCCGTCGCGAACTGGTGCCCGACCTTGTAGAGCTTCGCACCTTCGACGCCCAAGGCGTACGCGGCCGGCGAGGCATCATCGACCAGCGTCGGGCCCACGACCGTGATCGTGGTCGCCGTCTGCGCGGAGACCTCCATCAGGACGTTGTTGGCCGAGTCGTCGAAGCCGGAACCCTTCAGCAGGTCGCCGACCACGAACGTGTGCGCCGTGACGGTGAAGACGTTGCTGGTCAGGTCCGTAATCGGGGTGCCCGCCGCGTTGTTCGCGACGTTGTCCTTCTCGCGGAAGCTCGCGAACATGAAGCCCTGCAGCAGCCGCTGGAGATTGACCTGGGTCAGGTCGTTGTTCCAGCCGCCGGCCGCCTCCAGGTTCGTCACCACGCCCTTGCGGTTCTGGCGGTCGGCGTTGATGGGATTCCGAGCGACGAGCTGCACTTCGCCCCCGAAATCGTTGTACGTGTTCGGATCGAGGCCGTACCAGACCTCGTCCCCGGACACGGTCTTCAGGGTGTCCTCCTCGGCGAACCGGAGGCCCGTCGAGTTGGAGCTGATCTTGTTCAGGAGCGCCATGACGTTTTCCTTCTCCTCGCGTGGCTAGACGATCTCGTCGTACTCGAAGTCCACCAGGACATCCATTCGGAACCAGACGCCGTCGCGCCCGATCTCCTGGTGCCGCACGTTCCGGAACGTGGCCCCTCCGGCCGTCCTCTGGCCGCGAAAGGCGTTCTTGACGATCTTAGCAAGTCTGTCGGCTTGTCGCAAGCCTTGAGCAGGGGCCACGTAGATTTCGCACTGGAGGAACCCCTCAGAGGTCTCCTTGTGGGCCCCTAGGCCCCCGGCGAGGGTCGTCGCCCCTCCGGTGGCGTGGAACAGCGATACCCGGGCCCAGGGGGTGGGGGACCCCGCCTCGCCGGTCTCCTGGGCGTCTGGGGGTTGCTGCCCGTCGTTCAGATAGACCACGGCGATCCCGGCCGATTCCAGGCCGGCATCCCACGCGGTCTTGAAGAGGTCCAGGATTTCGTCCCGGGCCTGCTCCTGGTCGGCCATCGCCATTACAGCTCCACCTCCAGCATCCAGGCGATCACCACGTCCCCCGGCGCGATCTTCAGGCGCCGGATGATCTTCCGGGGCTTGCTCCCGTCGTTGACGACGTCGTAGGTCGACAGATCCACGCCGGAACCCAGGGAATCCTGGGCGATCATCACCGTGCCCACGTTCTTCCGGTGCACCATCGTGCCCGCGGAATCGAAGGTCGTGTCATCGAAGAACGCCGCGATGACCGTCGTCTCGGTAGGGCTCGTGGCCACCACCCCATCCCAGGGCTTGGTCGCGTCCGCCAACGTGGCCGAGACCTTCACCAGCGTCACGGATCGCCCGTTCTTCTCGATGAGCCGCTTGGCCGTCGCCGCCAGCCGAATGTGGGTCGCGTTCGCCATGCGCTAGGCCCTCAGTAGCTCGCGCCCGCCGATCACCAGGAAGCGCAGGATCTTGTCGACCCGCGGATACTTCCTGAAGTTCGTGGGGGCCCCGGCCTGTGAGTACCGGGTGCTCGTTTCGATCGGACCCACTCGCTCGGCCAGGGCCTCCACGAAGCGACCGGAGTCGTCGTACTCCGGGTTCGGCGCCAGGGCCGAGCCGTCCGCGGCCTGCAACGCAAGCTCGGCGCACGCCTTCTGGACCTCGATCGGTACCTCCAGGGCGGAGCGATCGTCGTCGGTGTAGCGCGCGTCCACCCGAGGCCACTCCAGGGCCTGCGATGTCAGCTTGCGGATCCCAACGAACCGATACCGGCCCCCGTCGATGTAGTCCGTGGCCCGGATGATGGCCGCTTCCTTTTCGGACGTGCCAAGATCGAACCACGCCGCATGCGTAGCGATCGCATCGCCGCCACGATCGTTGGCGTAGTCGTCGACGAAGTCGGCATCGACGTAGGCGTTCGAGTTCGCGAGCCCAGTTCCATCTTCTTTCACGAACGCCATTGCTATGCCCCCTTCGCGATGTCTTGCTTCACGATCCACTTGCCGTACATGAGGGTTCGGCGATCCGAACTGGTGTCCGTCATCTCGATCTCGTAGTAGTATTGGCCAGGAATCAAGTTCGCCTCCGAGTCCGACAGGGCGAACTCGACCTTGTTCAAGGGCGCGTCCGTGATCGTCCCGGCTCGCTCGAACACGTTCGTGACGCTGGACACGGAGCCCCCCGGCTCCTTCTCAGTGTCCACGGCCAACTTGAACGTGTACCCAGCGATTCCGGCAGGGATCAAGGGATCCGTGGTTCCCGCCTGCAGGAGCTGAATTGCCAGGGGCCACGTGTCCCCGCGGCGCCGCTGCAGATCGCAGTTGACGGGAATCCCGGGATCATTCGTTGCCATTTCCTTTTACTCCCCTTCCAGAATGAACTGCGTGGTGAGGATCGACACGTCCACCTCGGGCGTCAACAGGGACACCTCGACAGGTTCGTTGTCCACCTCAACCGTGATCTCCGTCACCACCCGGTTGATCGTGACCCCGCCACCGCCACCAGGACCCTGGCCGAAGCCTTGAATCACTACGCTCACGAGAGTGCGTCCCTTCGGTGGATGGCCGCCGTCCCATCGTAGTCAGTAGCCCCGGACGCATCCAGGTACAACTGCGCCGTCAGCAGCGGGGTCGTACCATCGTCATCGTACAGGGTCGCGACTCCGGTCACGGTGCTAATCTCGAAGCGGTTCTTCAGCAGCTTCTGGATCAGGACCACGCGCGGCTGCGCGTCCGCGGTATCCGCCAGGATGTCCGACACCGCCTGCCCAAGGGAACCGGGTGTAGTGTGCCCGGACAGCAGTTCGTCCAGAACCGCGTCCACCACCGCAGCACGTTCGGTTCCGGTGAGCGCCATCGCGTCCCCAGCGACGGCCCTGGAGGACACCGCCACATCCAGGTTCGACGCGACCACTGCGTCGATGTCGTCGATCAGGTTCTGGTTCTCCCCGGTAGAGCCGCCAGCCACGTGACCCACGAGCGGCTCGTCCCAGACACCATCTGCGATCTCACCGACCGCGTCCGCCGCCAGGGCAGCCGCATCCACGGCTCCAGCAACCAAGTCCATCGCGTCCCCTGGCGCAGAACGCGTGCTCGTCGCGACGTCGACGCGCCCCTCGATCGTGTCCAGATGCTCGTCGACCGACCCCGCGGCAGGGGTGCCGGCGGTCGGCGCGAGCTTCATGGCATCCCGCACCTCCTGCGCCGTCAGATCGTTGATCACCGCCGTGATCGCGTCCCGGATCTCCGTCACTGCGTCGGCGGCCAACTCGGCTGCTCCGATCGCGTCGGTGGCCAGCACGGCGCTCGTGATGGCGTCGGCGGCGAACTTCGCCGCGGTGATCGCTCCGTCTACCAGATTCATCTGGTCACCCGGAACCGCAAAACCGGTAGCCGTGTCCCACGCAGCATCGCCGCGATCCCTGATCGCCTCCAGGGAGTCGTCCGCTTGGTTGAAGGTCTGACTCCCGTTCTTGTTCAGGATTCGATCCAGAAACGAGCTGATGACGGGATTGGACCCCGCGGCTACAGCCACCAGCTCGTCCAGGCGGTACGTCTCCAGGGCCTGCTCTGCTTCGGTCTGAATGCTGGCGAGGCTGAGGGTGTCCGGCAGGCGGTCCCCGATGACAGCCGCAGCCACCTCGTAGACCCGAATCTCCTCCGCCGGGACCGACGACTCAACGATGGTGACGGTCCACGTTCCAGCTGCGTCCGGAGTGAACGACGCCTGATAGACGCCCGTGATGGGCTCCGTGACGGAGGGTGTGGTGAATGAGACGTCCGCCTCGTCGTAGACGGTCACCGTGGTGGTTCCGGCGAGTCCAGTCTGCAGCTCGCCCGCCACGCGCACTCGCCACCGGACGACGATCGCCTCGCCGGTCTTGTAGACGATACGGTCTCCGAGCTTGGCCACGCTACACCGCCTCCATTAGAACGCCGTCGGTCTGGTCCGACTCGGCGTCTCCGAAACCAATGGTCACCGCCGGCTCGTACTGTACATCAATCTGCCGCAGGGCACCACTGCTCATCTGATCCATTCCCGCGGTGAAGCTGGCCGTGATCTCCAGGACGTCCTGGCCGTTGCCAGCGCACGCCAGCGCTCGCAGGTTCGCAGTGTTGAGGGTAGCTGGGGACGACCACGTCGAACCGCCATCGGTAGAATGGCGGAACGTGTACGAGATGGCGCCCACCTCCTGCGAGGAGGCGCCGGCCTGCTCGTCGTCGATCGTCACGCCGCGGAAGAAGGCCACGCCCTCCGCGGGCTGGAGGAGCGGCAGGACGATCGACCCCGACGCGGGCACGAGCCCCTGGAAGTCCGCGGGGGTGTTCCCGTACCGGATGTTGCACGCCATCCAGTCCCAGAAGCCCTCCTCCGCGGCGGAGTCCGCGCGGTGGCGGATCCCGAACCCGTTCACGTCGCCCGGGGTCGTGCCGACCTCCTCGTGGACCATGTCGCCGTCGATGTAGAAGCGCACGGTGCAGGTGGTGAGACCGACGTCGCGCGTCACGCTGATCGCCAGCTCGTGGAGCCCCTGCGAGCGGGCGACCCCGGTGTCCACCGTCCCGGAGTCAGTCCGCACCACGTAGTTGCCGGACGAGTCCGAGACGTTCACGCCGAGGGCGAACTCCAGGGTGGCGCCGTTGAAGAACGTGAGCCGCTGCTGCATCGTCGAGGTGGTGTCCCCGGAGTCGTAGAAGTCCGCGCGCCCCCACCGCATCTGGCCGGCGGCGCTAACGCCGCCGTGGTTCACGACGTCCGCGCGCGAGGACGTCACGCCGCCGGAGTTCGACGTCTTGACGTTCTCCACGCCGATCGTGACGTGCGCGGTATCATCCCCCACAAGGTTCCCTACTACGAGGTAGTCCCGAGCGCGCCCGTCCCCGTGCTCCTTCCAGATGCAGGGGTGCAGGCGCAGACGAAGCTCGCCCGCCGTCGGGTTCGGCCGCGAGCCGACGGGCGAGAAGATAGGCTGCGGCGAGACGTCGGGGGCGTCGCTCTCTCGCAGCGCGTAGCCCGCAACGTTCTCAAAGGCCCAGCGAGCCTCCCCGGGCGCAGGGAACTGGGGATCCGCCTCGGCGGCGTCGGCCCAGACGAGGCCGGACGACGTCCCGGTGTTAGAGGCGCCCTCGTCGGCGACGACGTTGCCCGAGCCGGCGCCGAGGAAGTAGGCCGAGGACTTGGCAGTGTCCACGCCTGAGTTCAGCGACAGCTCCTCGAACGAGTCCAGCATCCCGTCCGGGGCGTCGATCTCCCCACCCGTGATCGTGAGGCCGCGGTCCACCTCCCACCGCCACTGGATGATGTCCATGATGGCGCGCTCGTGGTCGACGAGCCCCAGGAAGTTGTCGATCGGGGAACCCCCCCACCGCATGATCGGGTCGCCAGAGGCGTTGATGTCGTGGATCTGCCCCGTCTGACTGGCCTGATAAACGCTCGCACCGTCGATGAACACGGCGAAGTAGGTCTTCGCGTCCCCGCTGTTGTACTTCATCGCCATCTGGATCTGGTAGACCGCCCCGAGCCGGAGGGGCACCCCCGTCGCCGGACCCGCGAACGACTCGATCGTCGGCCCCGAGCTGACAGGCCACTGGAACCCCAGGCAGTACTCGTCGCCGGTGACCTGCCGCCCGCCGCCTACGGTGTCTGCGAACTGGTCCGCGTACAGGAACGCCCCGATGGCTTGGTCGGTGGAGTTGTCGCGGGCCTGCCAAATGAGGGCGTTGGAGACGGGCCACTCCAGGACGCGCATGAACCACGTGACGAGGAGGTCCCCCGTCGCGTTCACGGCGTTGGGTGCCTGGAAGTTCGCGAAGCTGTTCGCGGCGCCGTCGAACTGGAGGTAGCTGGGGGTCTTGGCGGCCACGAAACGTCTCCCC